TGGTGGAAATATCAAAGATCAGTTTCAAATTTTACCATTTAAAGAACCATCAGCTACATTATACCAATTAATGGGCTTTGTTGTGCAAGCAGGACAGAAGTTTGCAGCAATAACTAACATGGATACGGGTAATGACATGCAAAATAGAGCTGTTGGTACTACAGTTTCGCTTCTAGAACGTGGTTCAAGAGTCATGAGCGCAATACACAAGCGTTGTTACTACTCAATGCGTAGAGAATTTAGACTATTATCAAAAGTATTTGGAACATATCTACCTCCAATCTACCCATATTCAGTATATGGTGCCGATCAAGCAGTAAAACAAACTGATTTTGATGATCGAGTAGATGTAATTCCAGTAGCCGACCCAAATATCATGAGTATGGCCCAAAGAGTGACACTTGCAAACGAGAATCTAAAGATTGCTATGTCAAATCCTATGATGCACAACCTGAGAGAGGCGTATCGTAGAGTATATGAAGCATTAGGGACCCAAGATATTGATCAACTACTTATTCCACAAGAAAAACAAGTTCCTAAAGATCCGGCAACCGAGAATATGGAATCATTATATCAGAAACCATTAAAAGCGTTCCCGACTCAAGATCATGATGCACATATGGCAGCTCACGTTGCTTTTATGGCAACAAGAATGGTTCAGATTAATCCTCAAGTATATTCTGCCCTACAAGCACATATATCTGAGCACGTATCAATGAAAGCTCAAGGAGAAGTTGGTGCAATGATACAAGAAGATCCTCAAATGCAACAAATGTTACAACAAGATCCAGAAGCAGCAGAGATTAGAGTTGCATCAATGATTGCAAAAAAAGTTGCAGAGATAACTACACAACTTGCTCAAGGTGAAGCGATGGGTCAACAAAAAGATCCACTAGTTGCATTGAAAGAAAGAGAACTAGATCTTAAAGCTATGGACTTACAGAGAAAATCTGAACAAGATATGATGGGTAATGAGATTAGAGAAAATGAAATTGATGAAAAACTAGATATTGAAAAGATGAAACTAGAAAACAATGAAGATCAAGCAGCAGAAAGAATTAGAATTGCTGAAGAGAAACTTGAAATAGCCAGAATGAGGAAACAAAAATAATGAAAAGAAAGATTAGAAAATTTGGTGGTGGAGGCACTATGGGTGCATCCGATAGAGGCTACCAAGGTGGAGGAAGAGATAGTAAAGGTAGTGTTTCAGGAAGTGCACCAGGAGCTGGTGGAAGTACAAACACAGGGGGTGATGGAAACAAAACTACTAAATCTGCAAGCACTAAAACATACAAGGGATCAAAAAATATTTTTAAAGGTGCTAATAGAGACGTGCCTTTCAATAAACCTTTTGGCTACAAATCTGCAATTACAGCCAGTCTTCTTGGAATAGGTCCCATTACAAGTGTGGGTAATTTTGCAGCTAAACAAAATTATAAAGGTAAACAAAAATTTGCAACTAAAGAAGGCTTAGCTAGAGATTTTTATAGAACTGAAAATAAAGCTTTAAAACCTAATTCACCTATTGGAAAAGATTATTTAAAATCTGCGGGATATGGTAAAAATAAAATATCTCCAGTTCCAGTTATTGGAGGAGGTAATGATTCCTCTACTATACTTCCTATGGAAGTAACAAAACCTATTGATCCCTTATTAATAAAACCAAAAGAAAACTTTTTTAATTTTGTAGCTTATAAAGTTGGAGGACTATCTGGTGGTGTTAGTTATGGACCACCGCCTAAGAAAGGACCTAATCCAAATGTACCTCCAGTTAAAATGAAAAAAGGTGGTTATAAAAAGTAATGTGGTTCTCAGCAATTAAATTAGCTGTTCAAGCGGGTAGTCATATATACAAAAATAAGCAAAAAACTAAAATGCTTATGGCAGATGCACAGATGAATCATGCTCAGAAAATGGCAGATGGTCAAGCAGAGTACCAAGGTAAATTATTAGAATCTAGAAATTCGGACTGGAAAGACGAATTTATTTTATTATTGCTCTCGGCTCCTATCGTAATGTTAAGTTGGGCAGTATTTTCGGATGACCCAAGTGCGATGGAGAAAATGAAATTGTTCTTTGAATATTTTTCACAACTTCCATTCTGGTATCAAACAATTTTTGTGGGTGTCATAGCGAGTGTTTATGGACTTAAAGCAACAGACTTAATTAAGAGAAAATAATGATTAAAAATTTTAAAGATATTGTAATATTATTAATCACAGCAGGTGTTTTAATTTTATTAGGAGTTATTATTATTGGAGACTATTGGGTAGCTGTTGAAGAAAATAGACCGGTAGATGATAGTATAATAGTTCTTATGAAAATGTCAGTTACCGGATTGATTGGTGTTATTGGTGGATATATTGGAGGAAGTAAAAGCTAATGTGGAATTGGATTAAAAAAATTATCAACAAAAAAATTAATGATAATGAGAGAAAAGAGTTAACTAAAAAAATTGAACAAAAATATTCAAAATTATCTAAAGGTGACCTTAAAAAACTACAGACACAAGGGATAATTAAATCTATTTACAAACCTTATAATTAATATATAAAAACCCCATGATTAAAGGGGACAGCACAGAATACGAAATCCTAAAAGAAGCGTGTGAATCTTTAGAGGATAATAATTTATTTACAATTGAAATAGGCGTGAGACAAGGGGCGGGAACCAAGATTATTTTAGATACACTAAAAGATAAAAATCATTGGCACCTTGGAGTTGATCCATACGGTAATTTAAACTATGAACACTACGATGATTCGGGTGCTTATACTTGTGATTATACAAACAGTATGAAGCTACAATTAATTAAAGATATTGATTATGAAAACTTTACTTTATTTCCTATGGGAGATGATGAGTTTATGAAACGTTTTCATGATGGTGTTCCAATTTATAGAAATGAAAAAGAAGTTATAAACAAATATGATTTAGTTCATTTTGATGGACCTCATAAAACAATAGATGTTTTAAAAGAAGTATTATTTTTTGCTGAAAGATCTAAACCTGGAACTGTATTTATATTTGATGATTATCCAAAATATAATATGGACTTAATTCTTAAAGTTATAGTTAATGATTATGGTTTTATGTTACTTAAACAAGGTAAAAATAAAATAGCACTTAAAAGAAACTAATGCTTGATTACCATACTAAAGAACAAATAGTAAATGTTATAAATAGACAAATCAAAGATATTAAAGATCATTTGTGCTATGGGGTTGATTCCGTAGATAAATTAATGTATGGTCGGGGCAGACTCAGCGCCTTAGAAACGCTGCTTCAGGATATTAAAAACCTGCAAAAGGAGGATAACGATGGTACAATTGATAAAACCTAAACTTACTAATTTCGGAAACGAAAAAAATAAAGATGAGGTTAAATCACAAATTCCAACAGATCCCAAAGGCATTAAAGAGTATCTTGAAATCATACCTAACCCAGTCGGATACCGTATGCTAGTTAGACCATGGTCTGGCCAAGCAAAAACAAAAGGCGGTGTTATATTATCAGACGAAACCCAAGACAAAATTCAAATGACAACTGTTGTTGGATTAGTCGTTAAACAGGGTGACCTTTGTTATAAGGATAAAGAAAAATTTCCTGAGGGTCCTTGGTGTAATGAAGGGGAATTTGTCATGTATGGCAGATACTCTGGAAGTAGATTTCAAACTAAGTTCGGTGAACACCGAATACTCAACGATGACGAGATCATAGGAACGATAAGTAAGCCAGAAGATATTCTCCATTTATTTTAATAAAGGAGGATAAAATGGCAGAAGTAAAAGACTATAGTGCAGAAGCACTTATGGCGAAAGAACATGAGGTAGAATTAGATACCGATAATGTTAAAGAAGAAAATGTATCTGTAGAAGAATCTAAAAAAGAAGACTCACCAAATTTAAATGTTGGTGAAGTTGATTTAGGTTATACAGATCATTCTAAACCTGTTGAAGATAATAAAGAAAAACCTGATATTGAAATCACTGAGGATAAAACCGAAGAAACAGGTGATGTTGTCGAAAACAAACAAGAAGAAGAAAAACCAAACCTTAGTGAATCTAGACGAGATTATCAAAAAAGAATTGATAAACTTGTTTATGAAAGAAGAGAAGCTGTAAGAAGAGAAAAAGCAGCTGTCGAATACGCTAAAGGTATTCAAAAGAAATTTGACTCAAGTATCAAAAAGTTAAATTCTACTGACGATCAGTATCTAAAAGAATTAGATGCTAGAGTAGATGCTCAAAGAGAACAAGTTAAAGTAGCCCTTCAATCAGCAATCGAAAGTCAAGATGCTTCTAAAATTATGGAAGCTAACGATAGATTAACTCAACTAGCTGTCGAAAAAGAAAAAGCTAGATTAGAGATGATGAATCGTGAAGAACGAAAGAAAACTGATGAAGAAAAAAGTAAACAACAACAATACGTACAAGCTGAACCTCAAACAGCGGAATCATCACAACCAGAGCCACAAATTACACCTAAAGCCAAAAAATGGGCTGAAGAAAATAAGTGGTTTGGGAATGATGAGGTCATGACTAATGCTGCAATTACTATTCACAATAATATTTCTCAAGAGGGTATTGAAGTGGACAGTGATGAGTACTATAATGAAGTTAACTCAAGACTTAAAAGGTATTTTCCTGAGAGTTTTGGTAAGACTGATGACGAGCCAAAAAAAGAGACACCGAAACCCGTCCAAACGGTTGCCTCGGCTGGTCGTAGCCAACAAGGACGCAGAACTGTGAAACTCACAAAGTCACAGGTAGCGATTGCTAAAAGATTAAATGTGCCACTAGAGGAATATGCTAGATACGTGAAGGAGGATAAATAGTATGAATACAATTAATAGGACTTCACGGGAGTCAGAGAATAAGGTTTCAAAAGAAGCTAAAAAAACTTGGACTCCACCATCCAGTTTGGATGCGCCACCCGCACCGAACGGTTACGCCCATAGATGGATCCGTACTACCGTTCAAGGTTTTGAAGATACAGCTAATGTATCTAAAAAATTAAGGGAAGGATGGGATTTTGTAAAGGTCGAACAAGTTGAAAACGAGATCGGCACTAATAAATATCCTTTCTATACCGAAGGCAAATACGAGGGGTGTATTGGAATTGGAGGCCTTGTGCTGGCAAGGATACCAGAGGAGATTTTGGTCGCACGTGCTGAGTATTTTGCAAAACTTACTCAAGACAGAATGAACGCGGTTGACAATGATCTTATGAAGGAACAGCACCCTGACATGCCTATCAATATTGATAGACAGTCAAGAGTGACCTTTGGTGGTAGTCGTAAAAAATAATTTTTTTGCAATACCTACCGGGTTATTAAAATAAACTGTTAAAACGGAGAAAACAAATATGTCAAATCAAGTAGAAAAGTTCGGTCTAAGACCTTACAGAAAACTAGATGGAACACCTCTTGTTGGAGCCCAAAACAGATATACGATTGCTTCAGGTTATACTTCTGCAATTTTCCAAGGCGAAATGGTTGAACCATTAGGCACTGGAAATATTCAGAGACATGGCCCGAACACTTCGGATGCTGTTGTGGGTGTTTTTAACGGATGTTTTTACACAGACCCAACTACTCAAAAGCCTACGTACAGCAACTACTATCCAGGTGGTATTGCTGCTTCGGACATCACAGCGTTTGTTATTGATGATCCAGATGCAGTATTCTTAATGGATGCTGACGCAGCTTTTACAAGAGCTGATCTGTATAAGAACTACTCTGTTACTAACACAACAGGTGTTACACAAACAGGAATATCAAAACAGCAACTAGATGTTAGTGTATCTGGTGTTGCAAGTACTTTCGCAGTTCAAGCGATCGATATCTCGCAAGACCCAGAAAACTCTGACACAAGTTCTGCAAATGCGAACATTCTTGTTAGAATCAACAATCACTTCTATAGAAGTGGTACAGGTATAGCATAAGGAGATAAAACATGGCAATATCACGATCACAACTAGTTAAAGAACTAGAGCCAGGTTTGAATGCTTTATTCGGCCTGGAATACAACAGATACGAAAATCAGCATGCTGAAATTTTCGTAACTGAAACATCTGACAGA